TATCGTTATTATCGTTATTACATAAGACTCCGACCATGCAGGGTGGGGGCTATACCGTACCAATGGTACTCAGCAGGGCTTGCTACCTGCCGCCAATAATCGCCGCCCCCTCATCAGCCCAGTATGGGTGAGGAGTCTAGTTCCCATATACCGCCCTATGGGATAGGCTATAACCTACAAAGTACTCAACCGCGCCGTGGTATCAACTTGGTGAACCCCGCGGCGATGTCTAGTTATAGGCTATAAATACCGTATTGCACAGTGTATTATTTCACACTGGTATTTTTGCCGGATTGTATTGCACAAGGTATTGACCTCGTGGTACTTCACGCGGGCGATATCTAGTACGGGAAAAATAGGGGTATCGGATTAATTTGAGGAGGAGGAGGAGGGGATTTTTGCCTCGTGCGCGTAACTAGAAGTCTATGATTTGGCTTCGCACGCGTAACTAGAAGTCCAGCACCCGTCTCACGCGTAACTAGAAATCGCATACGCCCACGCACGCGTAACTAGAAGTATTTGCGGGGGTTAGCACCCAGTACGGAGACAGAACACTTGTTCGCTTAGGTCTATTTATTATTTACACTATGTAACGTATATAACTCACTAGTCACACCCAGCCCGGAGACAGAACAGTTGTTTGCCTAGTCGTGACGTTTCCACACCCAGTCCGGAGACAGGCAACGGGGTTTGACACTTATTGACACTTATTCACACAATTTCAAGGGGTATAACTACCCCACTCAACGTATAACGCCCCACGTTGGGCATTCTAGGGGCAAATAGAACATCACCCCCCATTAGCCGGGGCGGCCGGGAGTCCCATATATATAGGGGCAAATGATACTAGTGGGAACCCTGAAATCAGGGGTAGACAGCAGGTCACGACCCCATTGGCAAGCACCCCCCACACCCAGTAGAGGAGACAGGGGGGACTCCGCCATCCAAAATCCATCATCATCATCATCCATATCTCCCGACGGAGAACACCGCACGTAAATAAACATTGAATCGCACGTAACCGCACGTAATAAGACACGTGTCTATTAGTGTGTCTAATACAAGTGGGCGAGGAGACTATGTGTGTTAGTCTTGCTATCGCATACCGCACTGGCTAAGGATGGGGTGCTTCTCCCGATGGTGAACTTGTAAGAGTTCTTTACAAGTTGGGTAAAAAAACAAGAAAGCACCCTATGTGTATAGGATGCTTTCAGGTTGGACAGAAGGAGTAAGGAACGTGTCGGACTGAGGTCGGGAAAGTTCTGGAGGCTTTCTTTGTTCAGGCTTACCTATTCGGTAGCATGGGTAGTATACATTGGGTTGGAGGAATATCAATATGCCGTATGTAAATAAGGCTCGTCCTTACAAGAAGGAGTACGAGCAACAGGTTACTAGGGGTGAGCATGGTAAGCGTATGGAGCGTCAGAAGGCTCGTAGGGAGATGGATGCTAAGGGTGTTGACAGGACGGGTAAGGACATCGACCATAAGAAGCCCTTGAGTAAGGGTGGTACGAATGCGGCTGGAAACCTTAGACTCGTCTCGCCAACTACTAATCGGTCATTTGCGCGTAACAGTGACGGTTCCGTCAAGGCAAAAAGTAAGGCTAAGAAATGAGTACTGCTGTCAAGAAGAACCCGGCTAAGTGGAAGTCTATTGTTGCTAGCGTCAAGGCTAGTAGCAAGGGTGGCGATGCAGGCGAGTGGTCAGCACGTAAGGCACAACTAGCCGTCCAGAAGTATAAAGCGTCAGGTGGGGGCTATGAGGGGCCTAAGAAGGCAGATAACTCCCTAAGTAAGTGGAGTGGTGAAAAGTGGCGTACTAGTGATGGAAAGCCTAGTGAAGGTAAGAAACGTTACCTGCCTGATAAGGCGTGGTCAAGTCTTTCCACATCGGAAACAGTTGCTACTAACAAGGCTAAGGCGGCTGGCAATGCGGCTGGTAAACAGTTCGTTGCACAACCAAAGAAGATTGCGGCTAAGACGGCGAGGTATAGATGACAGGTGTTAAAGCATTGGACTTCCTGCGACAGGGACACAAGATTCGTAGAGACTCTTGGTTCTCTGGTACATACGCACAGGTGATTGATGGCAAGATAAAGATGTATAGGCAACCTAGGCCTGACTCTAAGTCACTACACGAGTATACGTTTACGGCTAATGACCTATTGCATGATGACTGGGCTGTTGAATGGGACTATGACTGGAAGAATGCTAAAGCGGGTGAGCAAGAAACTGAATGATTATCCTTCCAGAGGGTAAGTGGGATGTCATAGTAGCAGACCCACCATGGTCGTATACAGGCGCACAAGACAAGTGGGGTGCGGCGGCTAAGTTCTATGACACTATGAGCGACGTAGAGCTGCGAGATTTAGCGGTCAAGGACATGATGCATAAGCAGTCTGTGCTGTTTATGTGGGCTACGTCCCCTAGGATGGACGCGGCTATCGACTTGATGCGTCATTGGGGGCTAACGTACCGGGGTGTAAGTTTTGTATGGGTGAAAACACGGCAGGATGGGGTTACACCTATAGGCGCACAGGGCGTGAGGCCCACTATTGTCAAGCCAACAGTTGAATTTGTGCTTGCAGGGACAGTCTGTAAGACGGGTAGACCCCTGAAATTGGCTGATGAGGGTGTGGCAAACGTGGTGTTGGCCCCAAAACGGGAACATTCAAGGAAGCCAGACGAGGTTAATAGGCGAATTGACCGGCTGTATCCAGATGCGTCTAAGATTGAACTGTTTGCAAGAAGTAAATGGCCCAACTGGGATGCATGGGGCAACCAAGTCGGGCTATTTGATTAGGATTCTGTGCGGTCGCTAGGCTGGCCAATATCTATGTCAAGGTAATTGGCTATTCTGGCAACTGCGGCATCTGCTTCTGCTGTGCTATCCGTTAGTTCTTTCACGGCATACCAGACTACCTTAATAAGGTCGGTGTCTTTAGACCCCTTTAGATTGCACCTGACGGTGTATTTAATGATGTTGCCCAACCTGAAGTTGAGTCCCCAAGACTCAATAGCATCATCTGGTTGAATCCTTGAATTCCTGTAGTGCTTGACTAAATTACCACCATCCATTTTTGTACCCCGGTAGCGGTATGGCCGCTTTCCACTTATCGTATTCTTCCTCCCCGTTAAGGCGGAAGTGCTTGTCGTTGATGTAGATGTCCACGTAGTAGTACATATCCCAGTTACGCCACATAGAGCGCGTCAGGATAACACGACGTTTGCCATCTTTAGATACCCAATCCTTTCCAAGGGTAGAATGCGGGTCTTTCGTTGGCCTGAAAGACTGTAGGTCACGGAACGGCTTTTGCGGACACTGAATCATTTCTTGAGAACTATCCAATCGTGAACGGTACGTTTTGGTTGCTTGAACCACATCACTATCTCTTCTTCCTTAATAGCAGTAAGAGCGGTATCTGCGACAAGGTGTATCTTCATTTCAACGATTGATTCACCGGCAGGATTCATAGCGAACACATACATATCATGATGCCAATTGGCACGCCGTATCCGGTTGCCACGAGAGAGGTGTGCAAATGCACCTTTAAAAGTCATCATCTTGGGCGCACCTCTACAGTCCTTGGTTTATTGCGAGTCTCATAGGATTTGATGGCAGTATGGACATCATTGAACAATGACTTCATAGATGGATTACGGATGTATCCCACTACCGCCTGATTGCCCTCATCATCAGTTGTAAATAATTCCACACCTAGTATCTGGGGGTTATCTGTAAAATATCTACTAACTCGATGAACCATTTCTTCTACTGTGTCAGACTCAGGAGTATTAAGTGGTTTAAAATTGAGTCGGTATATTGATGTCATTCCATTCACATACTTCCCAGTCGTCTGCATCCATGTCTTCATATGTAAAGCAGGTGAACTTACACTGGACTTCCCACGCTTCCGCAGTGCGTCTATCTACAAAACTGTTTGTATTGAAGTCATAGTAGACGATTCTGTTTTCGTCATCTTTCAACCAAGCCTTACGCGTTATGGGTGACCCATCCATAAACGCAACTAATACTTCTGCGAATGTCAATCCACTACCTCCCAATCGTCCTTTAATAGGTCGTTATAAAAGTATTCGATGGCATAGCCGGGTGAGCCATACTTCATATCAAAACTAAACTCACGTTCTATGTAATAGTCGTATCCCTCTGATAGTGACAACTGTCCGTGTTCATCAAGGGTGATGTACATATCGTCATCATATTTGCGTCTTACACGAATGGCTTTCCCATCAAGTAACGCTTTTAAAGAATCAATTCCGGTCATCGGTTATCAGCCCATTCATGTTTCATATACATATTGATGTTTGACATAACGCCGTCTACGCTACGAACAATCACGTCGTAGGGAAATGACAGCATTGGGTATCCATGGTCTTTCAGTTCGCCGTAGTACACAAACACGGCATATGGAATATCTAGATGCATAGATAAGGAATCCCAGTATGCCTTGCCCGACCTAAGCCCCTTTTCAATGTTGTTCAGGGTTTGTGGTGAACAGTGCTTGCCATCCTTGGTACGCAACAACCCTGCTAGATGCCGCTGTTGAATACCGAGTAACAAACGACGATGCCTAATGATTTCATAAAGCCTTGTCTCTGTAAGCCAGATGGTTCCATCCGCTCGTTTCCATGAACCATCATGGGAATACCTTGCTGGGTTCTTTATAAACAACTAGTCCTCCATTACCTTGACGTAGTGCGTGCCATCGTTGTCGTTGCAGTAAATGATTGCGCTGTCACGCTTTTTGTACACACGCACTAACTTTCCAGCACTATCGAATATATGAAAGGTGGTTTTTGCGGCACGCGCACGACGGGCGGCACGCTCCTTCTCCCATTGTTCATCTGTCCAATTGATTGTCTGTACACGCTTAGGCATACGTTAATCTTACTGTATAGATTGACATACGGCAAGATAAAGAAAAGCCCCTAGTCGTGACAGTACTAAGGGCTTCTCTCCGGCTTTAGGAGTCTGTATAAACCTTGGGAGTTCACACGTTGATATGTTACTGGAAATCTGCTACATTGTCATTGCCCCGCAAGGGGACATTAAAAAAACAACAACCAAATGCCGGGGGGAGTAACCATGGGTGTGATTACTCCCCTTTGCTATATTTAGCAACAGCCGCTTTTATGCGAGCATCGGCAATCAATACATATTCATCGGATAGTTCGCATCCAATGAATTGAAACCCCTCTAGGACTGCCCCCCGCCCTGTAGAACCACTTCCCATGAACGGGTCAAGGATAGTGCCACCTATTGGTGTAACTAACCTACACAGGTAACGCATTAACTCTGTGGGCTTTACGGTTGGATGATTGTTCTGGTGTAGGGTCGAGTGCTTTTCATCTTCATTTGCCCGTGGTGCATTGACACGCATATGGTTACGCAACTCTAGGTTCTCGCATCCATCATCGCGGTCACTTACCGCAGTCTTAGCGCAATAGAAGTATCTAGCCGTAGAACCACCATTGTCATCATGCCCTGTGCGTGCGTGTGGTTTCTTACCTGTGAAGTGTTGTGAGTCTTTCTGGTAAGTTATCCCGCCAGACTTACTAGGCCCTGAATCAGGAAACAGGTCTAATACTTGTTGGCTACCATCATGGATAAGATTTGCAGGAAATCTACCATCATCATGTGGAATAGAACCTTTGTGCGGGATAGGTGTCCCCATCATGCCACCAGAGCGTCCACCAGTAGCGTTAGGCGGAACAACACGCATAGGTTCCGCTGGTACACGGCAAGCATCTATATTGATGCCACCTACACCATATGTAAGGACATTATTAACGGTTGTGCCTTTGAAGGGTTTTCGGGCCATGGTGATTGGTTCAAGGGCTGGCTTTAATGCTGTACCCCAACCTTCCCAGTGTTTAGCCTCGTCAGATGCTGGCTTGGTAAGTTGCCACGTGCCAGCAAAGTCACCGTATGCAACCTTGCCTTCTTCAGCACTACGTGCGCCCCATCCAACCATCTCGCCTATGACTTCGCGGTCTTCGCCCTTTGCCTTATCAATGGCTTTGCTGATGTCCATTGACTTAGGGAATCCACTGCCATACACCCACGCAATCATGTCGCGGATTTCAAAGCCCGCATCCTCAATGCGTATTGCCATTCGGTGTTGAGTGCGCGTGCCAGCAAATGCAAGCAGGTGTCCACCCGGTTTTAAAACGCGTAGACACTCCTGCCAGATTTCAGTTGATGGAACATCGTAATCCCATTTTTTGCCCATAAAATTAATGCCATAGGGAGGGTCAGTCACTATGGCATCAATTGAGTTATCAGGCAATTGGCGCATCGACTCTAAGCAGTCGCCGCTTAATATCTGATACATCTACATCCCTTACTGTTTGCCCGTAGACCCGAATCCAGATACGCGAGCAGACTTGATGCTTTCATCAAGTGGTGCATCGTTTGCCATAAAGACCATTTGTGCAACGCGGTCTTTATGGAGAATCCGACGGACAGCAACAGATGTGTTGTGAAGTACAACACACACCTCGTGATGATAGTCAGCATCAATAATGCCGGGTGAGTTCAAGACAATCAACCCCTCACGGATAGCAAGTCCGCTACGCGAAACAATCATGCCGAATGAACTAGATGGCATAGATACCTTTACGCCTGTGCGTAACAGTACTGTTTTTCCCGGTTCAATATCAACATAGTCATCCTCTACAATATAAGCACGCAGGTCAAAACCAGCAGATAGCGTAGTAGCACGCTTTGGTACTTCCCATTCACTGTCAACGTCTTCACCTAGATAAAACCGATAAGTCATTTACTTTTCATCCCTATATCCTCGTATGCCGCCACGCCATTCATGCGCGTAGAAACCTTCGTCACGCACGGCTTCATCTCCTTCAACTATTCGGTAACTAACAAAGGTTGCTTTTGACTTTGCCGTAATGAGGTAGTACACACCATCCTCAACTTTATTGCGGGTGTTTAGCCCACATATATTAGCCGCTAACTTTACTTGCCTAGTTACGTTGCCTTGATTTTCAGGATTGCCCTCTACACGAATCTTCTTCTTCTGTAGCACGGACGCATTCTTATCGTCTTTTGAATTGCCACGTAACCACGTTGTTATCTCAACGATACACGCCATAGACTTTTCCACCTTGCAAATGTTTACAGTAGAGTATACACTATTGCGTACGTTGCATCCGGTAGTACCGCCACTATGCAACGTGCCAAATGGGGCAGGGAGTTTCGCGCTTTTATCCCTGCCCCCTTCCGATTTTAGGAGTACTTATGGGAACACCACATCAAGAAATTACCTATCAATCAAAGATAATCAATCTGCTCAATGAGCCTGTTGTTATTGTTGACTGGGGTTATGGCAAGAAGAAAGAACTAGATAACAACTATATTGTCTTTGAGTCATTTGGGTACGTGCCAGACATTAAAGACATTGCGGAGCAACCGGATGTTTTTTATATCGTTAGCCCTCATGCCGCAAAGGTTCTTGCCTTGTTTACTGACCGTGCAGACATTATTTACCCTGACGGAGAATGTAGAGATAGTCAGAACTCCCTGCTGGGTTATTACTCATTTGCATCATGCTCCGTACTTGACGAGCCGCGTGCAACATACGATGAGTTGGATGACGAATATCATCCCCGTGGTGAACGTCCTAGTTAAAAACAAACCCCCGAATCACCGGGGGTTTTTCTTTAGAAGTCTATTTGGACAATGCCGCCGAACTTACCTAGTTCGTCCCATGTTCGCATCTTGAGATAGTAGCCGTCACCATCACGTTCAACGCTACCTTCATCACTAGGTTCAGGACTAGTATTACCTTCAATCGTTTCAACACCCCACTGATGTACCTGTACCACCATGCCGATGTGCGCTATGCGTCCAAGGTGTGACATATAGAAACATACCAAATCACCCGGCAATACAACGTCTTCAATCTTGCCATTTTTAATAGCCTTTAGACGTGTAACAGATACCCACTTTTTATTAGCCTTTGCCCACGCTGAATAGTGCGGTGTCCACCCAGTACGTGGAAACGTAGCGTCATACGTCACCCCAAGGCTCGTAGCGGCTTGCTTTAGGCGAAACCGTATAACCGCCGCACACCACGGAGAACCAGCAGGTAGGGGCGGTACACAACTAGCCTGATACGCCTCAACTGCCGCACCACGATTCTGTCCAACTTCCTGTACGCCTTCATTATCAATCGACAGTTTTACCGCTAGATTAGCGATTGGTCGCAGTGACCTACTCATTCAAATCTCCTACCCCGGGGTCTCATATTTGGTAGCCACGGGGGTCTCATATTTAGTACCCCCACCCTACCAAATTTGATACCCCAATTAACTATAACCAATTGAACTACAGTCATAGGAACAATAGTTGTGTCAACATTGACACATACTGATATTATTGCGGTACAGGGGGTTTGACATGGCATTGATTATTATCATGGTGGGTTGCATTGCTTTTGTGCTTGGATGGATTATCAGCAAGGTGATGAATGCGCCTAAGCCACTTGAGGCTGGGCGGTTAGGTGTTTACCATTCAAAGAATGGCGTAACCCTTGTGCGATTAGTGCAAGCATCGTATCCAGACCAACAATTTGTATATGTAGAAGTAGTCACAGAATCACAAAAGCAAACCATTCCATTCTTCGTTAAGGTGGAAAAGTTGATGATGTTCACTATTGATGGTGAAGCGGTAAATGAAGCAAACTGGGATAAATGATTATCAAGATAAATGTAGACATTGATTACATCCTAGAATCCATTGTCTTACTCCTGATAACACAAGAAGAAGTTCTTGCACATTCTCAGGGCGTGCTGTACACTTTGTTGTCAATCATGACATAGGAGGACAGTGATGATTTTACTACGCGCCAACACCCATAGTGACCTCGAGGTCTCTATGCGCTCAACCCCTACCGGTATCCGCTATGACATCAACAACGTAGAGTCGAATAGCCAAGCAAAAGACCTTAGTGCTATGGATGCATACGCATCGCTTACTGCGGCTTTTCAAAGCAACACCATTCGTATTCCCGCTAAGTTTGTCATTGAGTTTGCTGAGTTTGTCATTGCTGACTTGTCTGCAAGATTGGCTGTTAAGTGAATAGAATCTGTTTAGTGGGACGCTTGACTAAAGACCCACAAGTCAAATCAGTAGGGGCGGCAAATACACCGGTAGCAGAGTTTGGTATTGCAGTTAATCGCATCGGCAAAGATGCACCATCTGACTTTTTCAATATCAAGGTATGGGGAAAGTCGGCTGATTACTGTGGGCAGTACCTGACAAAGGGACAGCGTGTAAGTGTAACGGGACGCATTGAGTCACGTGAATACGAAAAGGATGGCGTTAAACGAGTCATCTGGGATGTAGTCGCTGACCAAGTGAACGGACTTGATAAGTCAGGTGAACGCGGTGGCGATGACGGTTCATCTAAACGCAGTGGAAACCCTGCGGACTGGGAGATAGCAGACCCATTCGCATAAACAGAGAACCCCATCATTCGATGGGGTTTTTGTCTTGTATGTATCCAGCCGCAATCAATAGTTTGATGAATCTATTCTTACCCGGCGGGAGACCAAACGTGCTGTATAGCACTTGCAAGTGAAAGTTGATTGTCCGAACTGGAATAGATATCTGTTCGGACATCTCTTTAGCCGTCAACCCTTTGGCTAGATAATGCAGGATGTGTCTGTGTGTCAAAGGAAGCGTTGTTAGGTCAATCATATAAACCCCTTATGTATGTATTACTGATGATTTCGATGTAGATATTATCACTTGCTGTCATTGCATATTGTCGGGATACTGCGTACATGGGCGTAGTAAAGAAATACCAGAACCCTGCTGGTGGTCTCAATGCCGCTGGACGAGCGCATTTTAATCGCACGACCGGTGCTAACCTAAAACCACCTGCCCCTAATCCTAAGACTAAAGCGGATGCAGGAAGGCGTAAGTCATTCTGTGCGCGGATGTCTGGCATGAAAGCCAAAAACACCTCGGCTGAAACAGCCAATGACCCTAATAGCCGCATCAATAAATCACTGCGTGCTTGGAACTGTAACTAATGTCAGACAAATATCCACAGGGACTTAAGAAAAACCCAATTAAAGTACGCAACCCAAATGGCTCGGTTACTAAATATAATTCGTACCGAGAAGCAATGGATGCCACCGACAACATGGGGAAAGCGGTGATGAATGAACATTTTAATCCACTTGGGGGACAAGATGCATTTACTAAAGCCGATAAACAAGCCGTCAAAGAAGGGTATGACCGTAATGAACCCGGTGGTTTGGAACCCGTTGTAAATAAAATCCGAAATACAAGTGACACTGTTGAAAAACGCAATGCTGACTGGATGGCTAAAACTGCCACTAAAAAACCGTCGTATCCAAGCCAAGGCAAGATGTCTAAATTAATGGAAGAAGACCTTAAAAAAAGGGCTGGCCGTAAATGATGGGGCATATGAACAAGCGTATTACTGCGCTTGAAAATCGTGACTTGTTTGCCATTGAAAAACAGGAGCATGGATTAAAGCGTGCGCCATCAGTTGGACAACTCCTCCGTCTAGAGATGGAAGAGCATAAGTTGAAGAATAAGCCTACGCTTGCACAGGTTAAACGTGCCGAGGCTAAAGAACACGCCGAAGATGACAAGAACGAATACGAGTCCAAGTACAACGACGTAGAAGACATTGTCATTGAAGGTACTTCCCGTAATCGTCGCGCGGCTACGAAAGAGTATCGCCGTGCTAAGTAAATTGATGGGCATCAAGCAAGGCAAGATGCAAAAGGTTATGCATGAGTTCAAAGCAGGAACTCTAAAGTCGTCTTCTGGCAGTAAGGTTACCAACCGTAAACAGGCGGTAGCGATTGGTATGTCAGAGGCCGCACAAGCCGCCAAGAAAAGGAAGAAATAAAATGCCAATGGGAATGCCTTATCCAAAGGGTGGAATGGCTATGGAAAAAGGGAAGATGTCGATGTCCGAGATGATGGGTGTCGAGAAGAAGCCGTCGATGATGGAGCCTAAGATGAAGGCTAAAGCCAAGGGCAAGAAGATGCCCATGTTCACTAAAAAGAAGTAGGACGATATGATGCCTCCACAAACAGACAAACTGTCAATCCTCCGTGCGGTACTGGCTCAACTTGCTGGGCGTGGAGCCATCCCTACTGATGCTTTTGGCCAGACAGCACTTGGTGGGCAATCTGCGCCTAATATGTCGAATCAGTTTGGACAGGCGGCACTAGGTGGTTCTAATAGTCCATCTAGTATGGTTGCACCATCTGGATTTGATGCCACGATGCGTGGAGTTAGATTGCCCCAAGAACCGGGGTTTGACGTTACGGCTAGAAGCCCAAAGTATCCACCAGCCTTACTGTCGCGCACAGACCCTTATTATAGAAGTGTGCAATCACAAGTTACCGCGGGTGATAATTTTACGCCGTTGCCCGGCGATATAACAACGACTGGTGAACCAATTGCTAAGTACGTTCCTCCGGGTGGTGTAGCCTACAGTCAAGAAGACCTATTTGGCCGTACTGCTACAGGTGGAACAAATGTCAATGGTGATGGAATATCTGATAAACCAATTAAAGGTAAATCATCTCCTAAAGGTAGTGTAAAAACTATCAGCAACAAGATGGAATCTGACATGGTTATTGCCCCCACTCGTCAAACCAATCCTGATGTTATGGGTTTTGATGCGGCACTACGTGGTGAAGGTGCATCCGACAGAGCGCGTCCAGCGCAGTCATCTGGCAAGCCAGCATCTAAAACATCTACCCAAGCATCTGGAAAACCAACGCCATCAGGTTCACAGACTACTCCACAGCAAGGCAAGCCAAGTGAATCTGGTAAGTCTGCACCTGTAGGTAAGGCTGAACCTAGTGGTGAGGCACTTAGTTATTTTCGTAAGAACAAGCAAAGTGGTGGATGGAATGCACTAGGCACTGGGGTATCACTTGTGCAACAAAGCATGAAACCTGAAAAGGGTGGGCTGAAATCACGAACAGAATACGATAGATTGCTCCGTGGTTCAGATAACTTTAAGAAGTTAGATGGTAATGAACAACAGCGTGTTCGACAAGCATTTGCTCAATGGATGAATGAACAAACCATCTTTAAGGGCAAAGCATAGGAGAGCCTTATGGCTAAGACAGTAGTTTCTGAACCTGCGGCAACACAACCGCAGGTTATTCCTTTTCGGCGTATGGGTGAAATCAAAACTGCAAACAATATGCTTAAAGGCATGAATAGTAGTTTTCGTGTTGGGAATCTGATGAATCCAGCAATGCGGCAATCAATGTGGGACACGTCAAACTTGCAGACGCAGGATGATGAATGAGTATCAGCATAGGCGAAGATGGCATCCGTCACAGAACCAATAGTAACGGTGTTGTCGTCAAACTATGTAATGCAAAGGTAAACCATGGCCAGTGCAACCAACCGGCTGTCACTGGCCGTGATTACTGTATTAATCATGGTGGGCGTGCATCCTTGGTGCATGAACACGGAAACTTTTTACACGGACTAAACAGCGCAAACAAAAAACGCTTTAGCAATATTGGGCAACAACTATTAACGCGCATCAATGAGTTGCGTGATGACCCAGAGTTGTTTAGTCTTAAGGATGATGCGGCATACATCACCGCTATCATCGACCAACGTGCAGAGGCCGCGACAGAAGGTATAAGTGGAGCGTTACTACGGGAGTTACGTGAAACATATCTATCGGCGGCAAGGGCTTATAAGGCCGGTGACATACCTGCGTTCCAAGAGTCATTCAAAGCGTTAGGGACAATGCTTACTGAAGGTGCTAATGCCGTTAAGGCAACCGATGAAGTTCTTGACCTGATTGCTAGACGTGTAGGTATTGTTGAGTCTGAACAGCGTATGACGCACGCAAAAGCGTATACCCTTGAAGTAGACCAAGCCTACAGCCTTATCAATCAATTCCTAGGCATTATCAAAGCGTCAGTGCGTGACGCAGATGACTTACACGCTATTAAAACGGGCGTTGCCAAGTTGATGAAAACGTATAAGACGGATGCCGACCAAAACATCATTGACGTAGAGGTTGTAGATGAAGAAGACTAACGTCAATACGCGGCTTGTTCCAAAGGCATTCAAGAAATACGTTAGGCCAGACAAAGACCTATCTCTTGCATTGCTTGAGGCCGCACTAGACGACCTTGAACAAACCATACAGGTCGGTGACTTTGATAGTGGTAGTGCTTATCCTAGTGATGGTGCAGAGTTAGACTACAAGCATTGGCTTAAGTCATACGCACCACACGCCGCATCATCGCCACTAGGTGAACATCATATACGTGCATGGGAGTGGGCGGATAGCATCAAGCAGAAAGACCCGCCTCCTGCACTTATTGAATGTTGGTTCCGCGGTGGTGGCAAGTCTACTACGATGGAACTTATTGCAAGCCGTATTGCTGTTCGTGCAACAAGGCGATTCCTGTTGTACGTTTGTGCAACACAAGAGGCGGCTAACCGTCACGTGCAAGATATTGCCACGACAATGGAACGTTGTGGAATAGAAAGAGCCGTCAATAAATATGGATTCAGTAAGGGATGGAATGCAAGCAAACTACGCACGGCTAACGGCTTCAACGTACTTGCGTTTGGCCTCGACACTGGCGCACGTGGTGTCAAACTGGACTACCTCCGTCCTGACTTTATTATTTTCGACGACATTGACGAACTTGATGACAGCGTTGGGCGTGTCGATAAAAAGATAGCAACGATTACGCAAACTATTCTCCCTGCGAAGAGCGTTGACTGCGCCATCGTTTTTGTCCAGAACCGGATTCATGCAAATAGCGTTATGTCTAAGGTTCTAAGTGGTGAGGTTGATATGTTGCAGAATAGGCAACAGTCACCTATCGTTCCTGCTATTCAAAACCTAACGTATACGACGGATGAAAAAGAAGATGGACGTATTGGTTATCGTATTACTGGTGGCACTCCTACGTGGAGTCATAAGTCTGTTGAGATATGCCAGCGCGAAATAGATGACTATGGCCTAATATCGTTCCTGCGTGAATGCCAACACGAGGTAGGCGTAGGTGGCCTATTCTTCCCTGACTTTAGGGAATACGGGCCAGAGGGTGAACCGTGGCACGTCATTGATAACGTCCACGTACAGCCATGGTGGCGCGTCTGGGCTAGTCATGACTTTGGTACTGGTGCGCCTTGTGCATTCCTATTGTACGCATCCGACGATAAAGAGAATATCTATGTTGTTGGTGAAGTGTACGAAAAGGGTCACGTGTCATCATCGCAAGCCCAAATCGTCTTAGACTTACTACGGTCGCGTGGAATGGCCGAACCAATTGACAGGCGATTCCCTGATGCTAAGTGGAACACTAGGCTTGAGGCTATTGCCTTTGACTGGGCTAATACCTTTCCACCAGAGAACTTACAACAGCGCATTGGTGAGTACCCCGTAGAGATTTGGTGGGAGCGTGGATTGCCAGCGGTACGTGCAGTTAAAGACCGTAAAGCCGGTTGGCGACGTGTGCAGGAATGGCTTACTAAGACGCACATGGTAGAAGGTGTAGTTACACCTAAACTACGAATCACGCGTAACTGCCCTAACCTAATCAAAGAACTAAGCAAGGCGATGGCAGACCCACGTGACCCAGAGGAACTTGACCGTGGCACGAAAAACGACCACGCAATTGACTCATTTAGGTACGGCTTGATGTGGCGTGAATATCCTGTGGCTTGCCCTGAGACTGATAAGAAACGTGCCGAGCGTCCATCATGGTTGAACGAAGATAGAAAGCGTGACTGGATATGACAATTGTCGAATGGTTGCTGTTGCTTGCATTGATTGTAAACTGCATTCAACTGTACATATTTATCAATAACTTGCAGGTACTACTTGAAATATCTGGACGTAAGAGTCCACGTAAGCAACACGTGAAGGAATATATCTGATGTCATTAGGGGATTTGCTTGGTGACTTGGTCGGTAAGTTACGTCCATCCAACCCGCGCATGACTGCGTTAAAGGCTCCTTCAAAAAAAGGTACGCCCGGTTCGTTTGAGGGTAAAGACTACGAACTCGTAAATGATACCGACCTTACTCTTGACCATAATGCCCAAGAGTGGAAACGCGCACCTAAACTAGAGGACGATGAACAACTTACTGTTGTTCGATTTGTCAAAAACGCCTTTGAGGCTTCCTATCGTGCGCGGCAGGAAATGGAACTTGAATGGGCTTTGGCAACGGCGTTCTTTGAGGGTCGGCAGTGGATGCGTATTGCAAGCCAGACGCGTAACCTGATTTCATTGCAGAACACTACAGAACTGAACCGGTACATCACCATTCAGAAGATGCGTCCATTGATTGATGGTGTAGTAGGCAAACTGACACAGGTAAGCCCTGATGCATATGCTATTCCATTGTCAGATACGCCTAGAGACCAGAATGCGTCTGATGAAGCAAACATCATCTGTAATCACTTCAATCGTAAGTTCAAGCGGGAAACACAGTTAAAGGAACGTGTTCGATGGGCGTGTGTTTGTGGCACATCCTATTTGAAAGTTTACTGGGATGCAAAGGGAATACAGACGGTTCCATTCTTTGACCCGATGACTGGCGAAATTCAAGGCTATCAACAGATGGCTATCGGTGACGTACGCGAAGAAATCCTTCCTGCTTTTGACGTATTCGTAGACCCTACAGCCAAGCGTGATGAAGACATCCGCTACATGATTCATGCATCTGTACGGCCACTATCGTGGTTCATAGATAACTATGGTGATAACGGAAAGCGTGTTACGGCAGATGCTATTAGTGGGGCGAACGGGTCATACGTTGATGCGTACCTTGAAGGTGGAAACGGTAGCGGTAACGGTTGGACTCCTGCAAGCACTGCACGTCTTGGCCAAATCGAAAGCCGACGACGAGCGGCTATTGTCTATGAATACTGGGAAAAACCAAACGAACAGTATCCAAATGGACGATATGTGGTCAGTACAAACACGTGCCTCCTTTATGCAGGAGATTGGTTGTATGAAAAGAAGGATGAGTTCCCTTTCATCCCGCTTAGATGGCAACCACGTTCAGGAACGACCTATGGATATTCCCTAGGCTTTGACCTATGTCCACTACAACAAACCTACAACCGTATCTACTCAAGGATGCAAGAACAGTTTGAGAACCAAAAAGACTACGTCATGGTTCAAAAACTGTCCGGCATTGGTGCAGATGCATTTAATAATCAATCTGATGGCGTTGATGACGCAAGCCGCATCTACCGTAAGATTTACTACAATCAGGCATCTGCTCCTCCAGTTATTCAACGCGCACCGGGCATAGGGCAAGACCTATACCCAATGTTGCAGATGCTTGAAAAGGACATGATGGATATTGCTGGCCTACATGATGTGTCGCAAGGCATGGCACAGGCTGGTACACCTGCGGAATCCGTGCGTCTATTGCAACGTGCAGATAACACTCAGCACTCGTATATCCGCGCTGACATCGAGATTAGCAATGCCAAAATCAAAGAATGGGAAGTTGCCCTTACCGCACAGTTTGGGGTTGCCCCATTTGTCGGACAAATGGAAGAACGAAGGTCACCCGCCGACGAATTGCGAACTGGAGTTATTTCTTTCGACCACATTCGTGAGGGCGGTCAGTACCGCATTGAATACGTGCCGGGTTCTGCTCAGGACGATAGCCCAGACCAAAAACTCCAGAAACTAATGGCGTTTAGGCAGATGGGATTGTTCGGAGACCCAGCAGACCCGTCAACAAATATGCTTGTCATCAAGATGCTCAAGTTGCCAGAAACCAGCATGATTATGGAACACCTGCAACAACAAGAACAGAAGATGCAAGAGATGCAAGCGTTTGCCATGGAGCAAGCACAGGCACAACAACAACCACCACCATCTAGTTTCGACCCACAGGCCGAACAGATGCGTACACAACTCGATATCTCAAAGATACAGGCGCAACAGGGAGCAAAACTTGAAGCCGACATCCAAAAGATGCGCGAGCGGTCAAAACTCTTACAAGAGAATGACGCGGCTAAGTCGATGGTTTCCATCTCACAGAAAAGTATTGAGCGAAATATCTTTCCTGAGACAGAACAAAAGACTGGCAATAAGTAACAATAGGGAGCAATAATTCAAATGTCAGAAGAGATGGCGACACAAATGCCCGATTCGCCGACGGGTGCTTCAGACAACAATGGTGCTGGAAGTGCCATTATGGACATGGTGCGGGAAAACGTCGAACCCACATCATACGCCCAAGACGTAAATACACAGGGTGTCCAAGAGTCATATGACGTATATGACTTGCTGGGGGTTGAACAACCTACCAGTGAACCGCAGGTGCAAGATGACCTGAATCCTGTTCCATATGACAGGTTCAAGGAAGTCAACGATAAGGCCCGCAATGCAAACGAGCGTTTGTCAAAGTGGGGTGATGTCATTCAGGAGTTTGAGCGGCAAGGATTCAATTCGGCGGATGACCTCCGTCAGACCATAATCAAGCAACAGCAACAGGCTCAGGAACAACAGATTGTTGATAGATACCGTGAACTTGAAGCCCAAGAACTAGTAGACCCAACAACCGGTAACTTGCAGATGCAAGCCGAGTTGGAACGGTTTAGATATCAACAGGCAATGTCACAGGTTAGTCAGTTCATGATTGACCAGCAGAAAACCACTGCTATCAATCAGTATCCTCTGGCCAAACAGAACCCGGGAGCGGTAGATACCCTCATCGCAAACGGACTTCAGCCAGATGTAGCCGCCCGTGTAATTCACGAACAGATTGACCTACTCTCGAAGGCACTGGTTCCGCAACTTCTTTCAAAGTTACAAGCCGGACGTACTGCTCCCACGCCGACTAATAACTCACAGACAGCGAGACCGGCAGTATCAAACGGTGGACAACAACAGTCACAAGGTGGACGACAATCGCTTGCTCAGTTGATGGGCATCTCACGCGGACGACAAAACATCTAAGGTAAATAGCAATGGCAATTGATTTCAATGGTGCTTTGACGCTGGCAGACCATGCCGCTCTCAGCAATGACCCACTCGTCAAAGAGATTACAAAATCTCTTCACCAGACGTGGAATGCCCTTAAGGATATTCCGCTTTACACCAGCCCTTCCCTCAAGCAGGTTGGTATGCGGTATCTCAACAGCGGTATCCCTGCTCCAAACTGGACTGGCATTAACTCTGAGCCAGTAGCAGTAAGGGGACGACCAAAGTCTTACGAAGAGCAGATGTATCTGGTTCGTAACAAGATTCTTGTTGACCACGTTCTGCTTGACCAGCCGACAAATATCATCGACCCAATTGAAGCACAGGTTCAAATCTTCCTCGAAGGTTTTGCCTACGATTTTAATGACAAATTCGTAAACAATAGCCCAGCGACGGGAACAGTTGATTGTTTCCCCGGTCTGAGTTATCGCATGGACAACCCAGCAGACTACGACATTCCAAGTGAAATGGACTTGGCGTTGACTGGTGCAAGTGCAGACTTGTACACAAACACTGCGCTTACAGCAAACAACTTCATCTTTAAGATGCAGGAAATGCTTGACAATATGAACGCGCCAGACGGTGATGGCGTAGTTTTTTATATGAACGAAGCAACCAAGCGACGTATCGAACTTAACATTCGTGTTATGGGAATCGGCGCGGGATTTGATATCACGCAAGATTCCTATCAGCGTCCTGTGGAGAAGTATAAGAACGCTACCATTCGTACAGTTGGACGTAAGTCCGATGGTACTACACCAATCATTGCTGACAACCTCAACAACGGTGTAGGTGCGGATGCTGGTAAGTGTTCACATATCTATGCTGTACGTTATGGCACGGGCTATGTACAGGGATGGCAGAGTGGGCCATTCAAGCCACAGTATCTTGGACTATCCAAGGAAAATGGCATCATGCACAATGTAGTCTTTGACTGGGGCATCGGCCTGTGGATTCCACATACCCGTGCAGTAGGACGCATGAAGGTGCGTGTTTCGGCTTAACAGAAAAGGAATAAGAAAATGCCTAGAGACGCTAAAGCATCGTTTAAATTTACAACGCGTACGCTATCCGCACCACGACTAAAGTCAGATGCGGTTACGAATAAGTTGGAAACTGTAATCACCCTAGATATCGGAAGTGCTGTAGCCTACAGTTCCGTATCGGATGTGTTTTCGACACCTAACATGGTTCTTGGAGCCGCGGCTGATTTTGGTACACAGACTGATACTCCTGCAACAGGGTCTACCGACCTTGCTGGTGTGTTTACGGATGCAGAGTTGTATGCCAAGATTGTTGTGACCGTGGGGTCTGGTGCATTGACAAACTGCGGGACTCCACAGTTTCAAATTTTTGGTTCTGATACCTCAACAGTTAATGCAACATCATTTGCTCTAAGTACCGGTGTTGTTGAAATTAGTCCAGCGGTTAACGTGACAACTACGGTTAGCACGTCAACCATTTACTATCTGCCAGTAAAATCAACTAAGAAATATTGGCAGTTTCAGTTGAATGGTACAGCCACCGCGGCAGTAGCAACCGGAGCAACATATACCATCAAGATGGCAGGACTCGTAACTAGCCGTGATGGCGCACAGTCACTGTAAGTAGATAGACGCACATGACAAGAGCAAATCTAAAACAACGTATACGTGTTCTGGGTGGACATCTTTTTAACGGGATGCCCGACCAAGACCCGTTTGGGTTAGACTTGCTCTTGATTGAAATGGCTAACCAGATAGCACGGTCTACCGACTGTCTGGTTAGTAGACGATACCTTGATACCGTTGCCGGTGAAGATGAGTATTGCGCCCCGGATATATATAAGATTCGGGGTATTTACTTTTTAGAGAACGGTGACTACAAACGGTTGCGGCAGATGAACTGGTCAACAGTCAAGTTTGATTCACGCCGTAACGACACAACAGCCGCAGTGCCAGACCTAGCCGTCATATACGGAATGAATAGAATCCGGCTTAAACCTGCACCAACAACTGCAATCACATCTGGCGTAATGCTAGAAGGTTTTGCACAACCGGGTGACATCTGGCAGTACAACACATCTGGCACGATTGACACATCTGTCCCTACGGAAGACCACGAATGTCCCCTTCCACAGGTAGCACATGATTGCCTTGTTTATGCCGTCCTATATCAACGCGCTACGCAGATGCGGGATATGCAAGGGATACAGTTATACTTCCCTGAATATCAACGCAGGTTGGGCGACGTAGAGGGCTACGCGGCCACTTATCACACGAGGATGGTGTAATGGCAACACTTGTAGACTTGCGTAATGACACACTCCTTCTTCTCAATGAAGTAGGCACTATCGCAAACAGTCCAGTTGGTGCTTTACCTGATGGTTCTGGTGGCACTGATGTTGTCACTACAACCGTAACCATCGACCAATATATTAATGAAGCCGCCGCGGAAATGGCGCGTTCCTGTGTATACATCCCAACAACGTTATCGACAGCCGCGTTCACAGGTTCTGCCCTTCCTATAACCAATTCAATCTGGTTCCCTATGAGTGTGACAGTTGGTACGTCATCACTACAACACACATCAGACCTGCGCCTACGTGCATGGCAACCTAACTTTGAAACATTCTCTGGTACGTTCAGATTGCCTAATGGTGGAACGACCACATCCCCTACTTATTGGTATCGTCGCGACCCCTTGGTTGTTGGCATATTCCCTGCTGTGGCAACGTCGTCAACTGTTGTTGTTTATGGTGCTGGTTTGCCCGCAACAATCACAACCGGTGTTAATGCTACGTTTGCACCAGACGATGTATTGCGTAATACACTGCCCGTGTATGCCGCCTACAAACTAGCGATGAAGAACCTAGATGACCCATCCTTAGCCGCAAGGATTCAAGTATGGCAACAGTGGTGGTTTGATTCAACGCAACGGTTATGGAATCAACTAGATTCTTCCCTCAAACTAGAGGGTAGTCCATATGCATCTCCGCCGGTGGCTCCACCAGCAGTAAAGTAAATGGAACAGCAAGGGATGTCAATGGATAAAGAATTAGCCCCAACTGAAGTACATCAGTTCATTGCCGGTTTTGCAGGTGCTGTAGTTGGAACCAACTGGTCAAAGATAAAGACTGCGGTGCAAGGCGCAATAACCATATTCGCTGGTGCTACAAGCGCATTGTATTTGACACCGTTAGTTGCAAAGCAACTAGGGTGGCAGAGCCATGAACAATGGCTCGGATTGTCATTCCTACTGGGGACGCTTGGACTTAGAACTGTTCAAGCACTGAACGCATTCGTAGAACGTAAACTAGCAAAGATGGAAGGTTGATGACGATGAGTAACATAAGCGTTTCTAGATTATTGGTTGTTGTCCTTATTGCGTTTACCGCATCCTTCTCTACTATTTTCGGCGATGGCGTTCGCACAGCTGAAGCACACGACATCTCCGAGCTTGGCGCAGTGATGGCACTGTACGGAAGCAAGGCTGTTGCGGCTGGTGTCTCTGCTGCGATGAGTGCTGCGCTGGGATTCTTGCCGATGCCGTTCAAGGGGACGCAGGCTAAC